TTGAACTTCAACAAGTTTAGGCGAGAATGATTCTAATATTTCGTTAAATTCTTTTTTTGAAATTGATAAATCAGGCACATCAACTCCATGTTTTAAATTATGAGCCAACTCTTTTGTTTCACTATCATTTAATGGAATAAACAAAGTTACTACCACCTTGTTAACTGCTGAGGATAAAGCGTTGATAAATATTTTTTGCCAATTATAATTATGTTCTAATACATGCCTTAGATGTATTCCGTTTGCCAATGTTGTATAATTACATAAATCAATAAATTTCTTATCTGCAAACGGAGTATCGCTGCCATCAACACCAATTGCATTTGGTAAATGATTTAAAAAACCACCAGCTCCAACTCCCCAATCTTCAACAACATCTAAGCCTCTTAAAAAATCGGCAGCTATCTTGTATGTTTCCGTTTCGGAATACTTATATGCACTCGGTGTTGTTCCTAAGTCTTTATACCAATTGTCCCACTTATTTACGTTACTTAGCATACTTTGTCTTATAAATTTCGTTATCGTTCAACTGAATTATTCCAAATTCAGGCAGTTGTGAAGTTGTGCTAATCTCGGATTGAATCGATAAGCCATGCAACTCGTAAGGCGTTGAATTTTGTGCCAACCAATCATCGCCATTTGCAATCAATAAGTCTTCCGGTATAGCAACGTATTTTGATTTATGCATCAACATCATACATCCCCATCCGTATGGGCGTTGCTTCATTACTTTTAAATGTATGTTAGCATCCTTTTTTAATTGATAGTTTTCAAATGCCATACCGATAACACCAACGTGCTGCAATGAGTCATCGAATATCGATAAGAATGCAGGATTGAAGTTTATGTCATCGTTGCAAATCAATATGTTATCATACTTAGCGCGCTCAACTCCGTAATTCCACGCGGGGTTTACGTAAATATTTTCAGCCATTAAGTGTATGTCATACTTAGCACTAAGCGGCAAAGGTCTATATTCAGTTGTGTCGTTGTCAATAATGATTATCTCACCGACAAATTCAGAAGCGCAAAGGTCTTCAACAAGCTTTATGATGCGTGGACTTCTCCACATCGTAGGTATAATTACGCTAAACATTTGACAAATATATGAAATTTTTTAAATAAGTGTTACATGCATAACGAAATGTGTCTAATGCATCGGCTTGCTGAGTCGGATCGTTACGGTCTGTTTTCTTAATTGTGCCATCTGGCAACACCGCAACGTTTTCCAAATCAAATTGCAAGCCCTTAGTAAACTGAGGGTCAAGTTCGACATTGCCACGCGCAAGAAGTGAGTTGACTAACATTCGGTTGTCTTCAAGTGATGGGTTAACGCTTGGCACCAACATTTGATTGTTGCTAAGGTTAAACTTCTGCCTTATCACAACATAATAGTTGAGGTTATCTTGCACTAATGCACTCGATGATTTGCCTGAAGCATCGCCAGTTACTTGGTAAAGTGCATTGCCATACTTGCTTTTAATCACATCGCAAAGTTGATAGATGTCGCTATTAGCTAACTTAATCGTTTCTTTTACTCTTATCGTTGATGGCGGCATAACTTGCAACACCGAGCAACATATTGGATTACGGTTAAAGTCAAACGAAAGTATAATCGGCAGTTGTTTGTTTAACTCAACGGGCTTTAAGTGTTTAGTCGAATCATAAGCGTATGCCCAACGGTTGCCATCCATGTCAAAGTTAGTCCAATCGCCGCCGATAAACTGCCGCTTATAACGCTCATCCATACGTGACCACACCTTACGCTGCTCCTCGGTTACGAATGCATTGTCATCGGGTAAGGCTAACTGATAATAAAACTCTGGGCCTAATTCACCTTTTAAATAAGGTATGTGTATCTCATCCTTAATCCACGTTTGAGTCGGGTTAAACGTGGCAAGTATCAAAGGCGTTGGCATCTTATCAATATACCAGGAGCCAACGCGTGAGCTGCCGATATTCCATAACTTCTTGCTTAACTCTTCAATTTGCTCAAAGTATATACCGTTTGTTTCAAGTCCAAGAAACGCATTCAACTCGGGATCATGGCTTATGTTCTCAGCCATAAAGAATATCTTTGATTTGGTCTTAGTGTTTTCTAAGAAGTAATTTGATTTATCGCGTGACCACCTAAAATGTGGTGAGCCATCGATAATTTTTTCAAAGGTCGGTATGATTGTCTTAACTAACTTTGGAAAGTCTGACCTTATTACATGCCACTTGCTGCCTGGATACATAGATGCCAAACGCAAACAGATCGTGGCACAAATAAAAGACTTGCCACCACGAATTGCGCCGCCGTAAAGTAGATTGCGCTTCTCTGTCGCGCCTTGCGCCGCTGCCATCGCTTGTATGTAAAAGTCATATTGCTTGGGGTTGGCTTGTAGGTCAACGTTCATTAAATTTCAATCTTAGTGCCATCAGGCATCGTGACCGTTGATGGTGGTCGCGTGTCGGTGATGGTTGTTTCGGTTTTAGTTATTTGCTCCTCTATTCCGTTATTCAATGTGTCAATTGCCTTAGCATTGCCCATCTTTGCGTTGTTAAATAAACTATCGACATACTCCTCAAGGTTATTGGCGCCAGTTAACTTTTCGATAATCTTTTGAGTCAGTAACCTTTCCGCGCGCCTTGCCTCCCATCCTTTGCTCTTGTTTTCAGGCGGTGGTTGATTGTCTTTGCTAAACTTAACACCCTCATCGCCTTTAAATAGTTTTTGAGGTCGTTTTTTGGTCGTTTTGTCATCGGCTTTCATAGCACAAAGATAAGAATTATTTTAATAAGTTTAGTATTTCAGTTTGCATCTGCTCAAACGATGTGGCTACTATGTAATTACCTCCATCGGCCTCGATTGCTGCTAACTTAATTATTATATCATTTTACGTTTGCGTATGTTTTATTAGTTCGTATTAAAGAAATAATCCATACAGAAACATTAAACTCTTTTGCCAATTCAATTCCCATGCCTATTTTATAATTTTGTAATCTTTTTTTTATTTCAGACACTTGCGCTTCTGTTAATTTTCTCATTGCATTTTTACGACCATTAGAATCGTATCCATGTTTTGAATTTTGACTATAACTACACCATTCAAGATTTTCTAACCTATTGTCATGTCTAATACCATTTATGTGATTTACACATTTGTAGTTATTTGGATTGTCTATAAAATTAAGTGCTAACAATCTGTGTTGTGATAAATATTTTTTAATGCCACAATCGCTTCTCATTGTAAATGTTAAATACCCATATTTGTTTTTATGAGGTTTTAATAAATAATCTATTGTAGTAAATGTTCCTGCCCCTTTAAAAGCAAGTCTTTTTACAATTCCGTTTTTTGTAATTTGATGGCCTTTAAATCCATCAATATCATAAAATTTCTCCATAATAAAAAATACCTATCAAACACAAAGGCTTACCCACTCGTTGCGGTCGCAACAATTGGCAATGTGAATGATAGGATTTTTAAATATTTTCATAAGTGAGTAAGCGGTACAAATATAATAATATTATTCTAAATATCCTAACAATTCTGTTTGAAATTGTTCAAATGATGTTGCAATAATATAAACTCCATTATCTGCCCTTATCTCATTCATTCTTTTTTTTTGAACATCACTTTGCCTATCATTTTCACTTTTGACTTCAATGGCAAACAATCGGCCTCTTAATATGCATTGTATATCCTCCATACCTTTGTTTAATCCTGCAATGTAACCTATGCCTTTTCTATATCTGCCCTCACTACTAATGCGCCTTGCACTATTGCAGCTATGTACTGCTTTAAGGTAGGCAATAATAAGGTCGGTAAACTTATTAGTGTTGAATGAATCTTTGGTTTCTTTCGGTTGGATAACATTGTTCACTGGCAAATCCAAATGGTTGGTTGTGAGCTCCGCTTTGCGCTTCTTAACCACTTTCTTTTTGTTCAAGTTAAATCGTTCAATCGGTAAGGTTTGCCAAAACGCTTGATTCATGTTTGACCGTTTGTATTGGTTGTGGTAATAAAGTTCGAATTCTGGGATTGTGTAAATTTTCATTTTTTACAAATTTGGTTTTTTACAAAGGATTTAACAACTTTTTTACAGATTTTTTACAACGCTGTATGCTTACTTACAGTAGCTATATATATTATTATTATTATTATTATATATAGTATATAAGTAATAACTACAATAAACTCTGGTGTTTTCAATTATGATATAAACCGAGGTAGCTTTTGCAAATTTACACATATTTTTTACAATATTGATTATCAGCATATTAATATAATTTTGTAAAAAGTTTATTTTACAAATGCAAATTTAGGCATTTCATCATTAGGGTCATCAACACAATCTTTATTGTTATTAACTGATTGGTTTTTAGGCATGTTATGATTATAAAAGGTAAACACTTGCCCAACTCTTTCGTTAAATCCTAAATCGGGCCAAACCTTATATCGTTTCAATTCTGATGGTATAAGTTTCATTTCCTCCTTTAACACTTTTCTAATATAATTAATTTGAGCATTATTATTAGTAGTAAACCAACGATCTTTAATATCTTTTGCAGTAACTTCAATAAATTCAATACCAGAATTATTATCAAAATAATCCTGAAATAACTCTTTAATTTCTTTACGCATCCAAGCTTTGCTTTCCTCCATAACAACTTGCAATGATTCGGTTAATATTTCATCTTTGGTAAAAACCATACGCGATTTGCTAAAGTCTATTGCAGGAAGTTGTATAAGATATTTAAGAAACCTTGGTATCTCATTAAACAAATCGTTTTCAATGTTAGTATTCTTTTTGCCTTTAATAAGTTTAATTTTGCGCACCCAAAAGCGAATTTCCTCTTCATCAATTCGCATAAAGTCAGATTCTTTATTGGTGCAAAAAATAACTTTGCCAAAAAATGGCACACTATAATGGCTAACAAACTTTTGCGAAACCGACATTGTTTTGGCAGTTGCTATTGATTTTAACTTTTCAATTGCGTGTTGTTTATCGATGGTCGTTTCATCAATCATAATAATGTTTTTTGTTGCGTAAGCATCATTAAAGTTACTTGTAAGGTCACTTGGATTGATTAAGGTAGTATTTTCTCCAAACAACATTTGAATCCAATTTAAGAAAGTTGTTTTACCTGTTTCGCGCTCAGTAGAAACAAGGGCCAACACTGGCAATATTTGGCGCGGATATTCGTAAAGTATTTTCATATACTTTAAACCAAGCTCCCATTGCTCACCAAAAATGTGGTGTATCAATCCCATAGTTACGGGTATATCGTTTTGGTTAACCTCATCAATAACGAATTTATGCGAAAACTTTGCGTAAAGGTTATAACAGTTGTTAAGCACTGGAGTGTATTCGACATTGTCGGGGTAAATAGTAAAGTCATCAAACTTGTAAATCATTCCAAGTAATTGTTTGCCATGGTCCTGCTTTATTTCATCTTTTTTCCAAGGTTTAAGAAGTGTGTTTTCAGATTTGTATCTGTCTTTTTTGGCTATAACTTTAAAGTAATCAGTTCCCACCCTAATATAAGGTATATCGGATTTCATTATTTCAAAGTTAACATAAGACATTGCAGCAAATGAATCGCCTTGGAATTTAACTGCGGCTAAAACCATAAATTTAGAAACCTTGGCCCCAACACCAAGTCGATAACTATTTTTTTTCATCACATCAATAGTGTTTAACTTATTGAGAATAAAAGTCGGTTTGTTAAGTTCCTGCGGATCTAAACTATCGGGGTTAAGTAAACATACTTCCGTTTCTGATTTTACGTTGCATTGTTTTATGCCCTCAAATATTGACACAAATGAGCCAAAGAAATTGAAGTAATCCACCGCGTTTAAAAGCGGGTTTGATTCAGGTTTTTTAAATTTGTCGCTCATGCTTTGTTTAGATAAGTTGGTTGTGTAATTCCTTTGTTAATCATTTCTTTTGCAGTTTGTTTGTATATTGATGCCTTTTGCGATAGATAACCGTTGCCATCAATCATTTGCTCCATTACACAAATGGCATGTTGTTGGTCAATATAACCAGCACCAACATAACCACCCATTAAGTAAGCTGCGGCCCTCAATTGGGGATGACCATTGTCAACAATTACGTTTATTTTTTTTGCAATAATACGTTCAATTGTTGAAGTTTTGTCATCAATAATGTATTGTTTTACTGCAGGCCTAACTATTTCAATATGTTTTGTTGACCAAGTTTGCGCATCGTTTCTGTGTAAAATATCGGCATCGTAACTGATAAACATCGGTAAAATGCAGTTCTTTGGTGCGGTATCAAAACCATTATAACAGTTGAGGTGTCGCTCAATGCCTGCATAATAGTGTTTGAATTCATCTACCGAAGTGCAAATAGGAATCTTAACCAGTGCGCGAACACCATGCCTCGAAGCCGATAGCCACGCGGTTATGATGTATTTGTATTCGTTAAATAAATACTCTTTGAATTCAACTGCCACATCGCTTTCCAAATGGTCAAAATCCAAAACAAGTAAGCCAGTCCAATGTTGAATGTTGGAATACTTACGCGGGCCGTTAACATAAACACATGGAGTAAATGAGTATAGTTTTGACTTCAATGCTTGCTTTTTGGCCATGTCTTTTTTTTCCTCTGCAATTCTTATCTCCTCAAATACATTGCGGATATCTTTTTTAGGTGTCCTAATAGCGTTAATTAGATATTCAAGCGTAACACTACCAAGTGGAGTGCTACGTTTGATGTCGGCTTCGTAATAGTTGAATGTTATTGGTTGCATAACAAATAATAAAATTCGTTTATAGCTTGCATTGCTTCATTACTTCCTCCCTTATCAGGATGAAACCTTTTAGCCATAGTTAAATAAATTGCTTTAAAATTTACATTTTTAACTGTTGGTGGATTTATATTAAACCTTGATGCAATTACTAATTTTATTGCATTATACAAATCTCCTTTCATATCAAAATTTTCAAGTGCATAAATAAGGTAACTTGTTTCAATGTCATCAATGTAAGTGCCTTTAAATTTTCCAAATGGGAATTTCATAGTTATAATAATTAAAAAAGCCTATCTAACTTTGTGTAGGGTTCGACTTCTACACTCCATTAAATAGGCCAATAAGTTTATGTTTCTTTAGTGTCGAACCGAAACAACAATGCAAACTTAATGAATCTTACCCAAAGTAGCAACTATTTTTTTATCATATTCCTCCAACCATTCTCTGCATTGAATTACACGCTGAATAATTAATTGCTCAATAGTTACATCGCGTTGCACCTGATAAGCCACCCAACGCTCGTTATCGGGTAGGTCATCATAAACAACCTCGCCATCGTAATTCGCCTCCTCTGGTGTATTCATTAGGCCATGAAAAACTATAAACGTAGGCCTTTCATAAAGTGCCATGTAACCGCGACCTTGCCATTCGTAATCGCTATTCATTCCCTCCATAGCTTGTTGCTGCAATGTTTTACGTGACCATGCAGCCTTAACATCCACGATTAAGTGATTCGTAATAACATCGCACGTTCCAACCATCCATTCGTTATGCACAGTTACTTCGTTTTTTTCGGCCATCCCAAGTCCGATTTGCTCGGCCATAAAGTCTATAAGGTCAACCTCAACAAGGTTGCCTTTCATAATGTACTTGGAATGAATCTGCTCGCGGTCATTGGCATACCATTCGGCCAAGAATGTTTTGCAAGTTGCTGAAAGTTCGCCTTTAGTTTTTGCGTTGCTCATAATCTTTCCGATTTGTGAGCAATGTATTTTAAATATCTTATCCATTTGTCAATTGAGCCTCCACCTCGTTAGTAACATTATATTTTTTCTTTATTGCATCAATCGTAACCGATCCCGCTGCGATAGCTGCTTTGGCCTTTTCGATTGCTTCACCGCTTAATGTCGGTTTCGTAACTGGCTTTGTTGACACCCTCACAGCATCGTGCATTTCACCGAATGCTCTTACCTTTTCGGTTGTTAATACTATTTGTTTGTTTGTCCAATCTTCGATAAATGGACTGCCCAATAGTTTTGAAATGCGCTTTAAATTAGTAGCATTAGCAACCATCGGTTTGCATTCGGCAAAGTGAACGATGCAGCATTCTGATTCGCCACCTTTACCATCGTGGACTTTTTCTTTGTCAACTTTGGTTATTGTAACTGTTTTATCGGCATCGGTTAAATCCCAACCACCGATGTAATTTGGGTTGCGTAATTTTTTAAAATGTGTTTTTTGTTCCATTGTTAGTTATGTATTAATGTTTAAAATAGGTCATCTGTTGAAATCGATTCGGGTGCTGCTTCGGTAAATGGGTTTGAGTCTATCTTCCAGCAAGCAATCGTATTAAATACCTTAACCTCACCTTGTGGTGATGTCCATTCGCGCCCACGAATATTGATGTGAGCTTCAATGTCTTGACCAACTGATAATGAATCTGCAAGTGCGCAGGCTTTTTGTTGTAGTTCAACTGATACTATTTGTGGATACTGGTCATTTGTGGTTAGTATTATTTCTCTCTTTGAGAATTTACCATCACTAACTGTTGTCGTTGCGCCTATGCGCTTGATTGTGCCTTTGATTGTCATTTTGTTTGTTGTATTAATTATGATTTGAATTATTGTGTATTGTGTCGATTTTTGGAACGTGCAAGTATTGTGACAACACTATTGAGAGAAATGCATTGTTAGGGATGAAGTTGCCATCTGGCAAATCCATTTCATTAAAACCTACGGAAACCAAAGCATCGCATTTCTTTAATATGTCGGCAGCATTTTTCTCCTCAAATGAGGCTGCTATTCTGCCATCATCCCAAAAGTAGAATGTTGCTGAATCTGATTCGTGTTCAATTTTTTGTTTTTGCTCATCGTTTATCCAAGTTGTAACTGTTGTAATTTGTTTTGTGATGTGAATTGATTGCATTGTTAGTTGTTTTTATTGGGTTTGTAATTGGGGGTGTTTAGCCCCCTTTGATTTGTTATAGATTATGTTTTTCTATATAAAGCATTATTAATGTCTTAAAACCTGCATTTCTTAATTGCATATATAATTCGTGATTTTCAGATATACAAATCATAGTTCCATCAGGTAAAGGAAAAATACTATCTCCAGTACCAAATTCAAAAGCCTCAGCTTGTGTTAAATAACTTTGTGGTAAATTTAATGTTTTTAAAATTTCTGTGTTCATGTTGTTTTGTTTTTAGTTGTTGTTTGTTATTTGTTGATGCAAATGTACACTTAAATTCATTACCTCAAAATAATATTTTCAACTAAATTGTTAATTTATGTTAAATATGCTTTAAGAAAATCATAAATCATGAAATGTTGTGGCTTCCAACGGTCAACTTTACCATTCATAAGTCTGGCTATTCCGGGCCGAGTGTAGCCAAATTGTTTAGCCGCTTCGGTAATCGGGTTGCATTTCGCGGGTCTTGATCCGTTATGTTCTACCAATGCCAACATCTGTTTATATTCTTGCTTAAGTTGTTCTTTGCTTGGTTTAATTCGGGGTTGTTCTGCGGTTATGTTCATACTTCTGACATTATTAATAACTGATTTGTATTCGTTTTCTTTGCCACCTTATACGCGGCATGTAGTTTGGCCCTTATTTTATCGCGAAACAACTGCCCATCTATCCATACACGAAATTCTTGTGTCCATTCCTTTTCGATTATTTTCGGTTTGTATTTCAAAAGCTCCACAACAGTTGCAAGTATTTGCACTACTTCAAACTTCTTAACGTGAAATAACATTGCAATTTCAACTTGGGTAAGGCCTGCATTATGTTTTAGCCACATATCCCAGTGTTTAGCGTCTATTACATCGGGTCTTATGATATTAACGTAAGCATCACTAATATAGCGGCTTGTCTTACGGTTGCGTGTTTTAATTGATTCCTTTGGCATGTTTAATTTGGTATTGCATTAATACAAGTGCAGAATGTATGGCCTCTGCATTGCCACCTTTGTAAGTAAGTTTCGCGCCTCCTTTAGGTATGTAGGCTGCTGGGTTATTTCGGTAACCGAATAGTAAGCGTTGGATAAGTTGTTTCATGTTGTTAGTTGTTTTGTTAGTTTATATTCCTGCCCTTGTTTTAAAGTCGTTAAGTATCTCTATCAGTTCATCAATGCCGTCAATAGCCCATCGTTCTGTTTGAAAAACTATGTATTTACCTGCTCCATTATCTTCCGTAAATACTTTAAGTGACTGCCAGTCTTGGCTTGATTCATCACATTCTTGGGTGTATGTTATTGATATTTCTTCTATTACTGCTTGCATTTTGTTAGGTATTAGTTGTAATATAAATAAATCCATTTTTTCTATAACCTCTGTACTCAATACCATTAAAGGTAAATATTAAAGGATTTTCAACAGTAATATATCTGTTTATTTTTTCTTCAAGTTGAATGTAATACAATTTTGTGTTCATTGTGTTAGTGTTTAAAAGTTTCGACAAACCTACTAATAATATTTTTAAAAATAAAATTTGTATTTAAAAAAGATTACTTTATATTTGCCAAAATTTAAAACTAAATAACTATGACAACAACACTAACATTAACATTGCACTTTGATTACGAAGAAACCGACCGCGAAAACAACATTCGTGGCGGTTGGGTATTAACCGACATCACAAATGGTAATACACCAGTTTATTTATCACCGAAACTTGAACAATTATTAAATGAAGAATTAGATCCCGAAAACTTTTAAACTATGAAAACAAAACTAAAACTATCTTTAATCCTATGGGCAGCAGCAGGCATTTTCTTGTCTTGCTGGTCTGTTGGTTTCGCTATGTCTGGAATGTTCTATGGTAATGGCAAAGTATTAACCTTTAGCATTGCACTATGGGCATCGTTAACCAGTGCGGTTTGTGGTGCTGGTTTTATGCAACAATGGCTTAAGAAATGAAACTGCTCTACAAACCGACAAATCTATCCTGCGAATTCATTATTTCTGATTTCGCGAAAAGCGAAGGAGTTCAAAAAGTAATAGGTTTTTCACGCGGTTGGCATCATTGGAATAGCATTCGTTTGGGCATCAGAAAAGAGGAAAACTATTGCGTGTTGTATTTCTATGCGTATATTAAAGGGCAAAGAATCATTCAGCGGTTAGGTAGATACGCAATCGGTGAACTCGTTAAAGTTCGTTTACATTGGGGATACTACATTGAATGTAAGGCTAACAATGGCTATGCTTTTAGAGTTGCTCCGAAGTGTTCTTTTCCTATTGGGTATCTGCTTAATTCTTATGCTGAAAAAGATGGTGTAGATGGTGTTGAAGTGCCTTTAAATATTGAGATAATGAATTTAAAAATAAGCTAATGAAAACAAATAGTTGTGCGTGTTATGGCTCTAATGACATACACGAATGCTTTTGTAATAATCAAAACAATATGAAACCAAAAGATGAAATAGAAAAGTTAGCTAATAGTTGGTCAGATGACTATGAACAAGGGTCGAATAGGTATATTGCAAAACGTAGTTACATTGCAGGATATACTAAATGTCAAGAAGATATGATTGAAAAACTGGAAATGCACATTTTAATTAATGAAGATGATTGGAATAGAAATCCACACACCCAATTAAAAGATTTCATTAACTCACTAAACAAACAAGACTAATATGAAACCCAAAGATGAAACCAAGCCATTTGAATCGAGATTAATCGAGGACCTACACCCAACACTTGCTAACGCATATAAGAAAGCAGAAGCGCAATTTAACGCTATCCACAACGATGTTCACGTTATCATTGTATGCACATACAGAAACAATGCAATGCAGGAAGTGTATTATCATAAGCGACCAAAGATAACCCAAGCCCGAGCAAATCAGTCACCGCATAACTACTACCCATCCAGAGCCTTTGACATAGCTTTTGTCAAGGTTGGCAAACGTGAACTTGACTATTCAGCAAAGCACTTTAAAGAGTTTTGGGAGATGTTGCAATCGGTAAGTAATAAGTTGACTTGGGGTGGTAACTTTAAATCGTTCAAGGATTTACCTCACTATGAATTAACTAACTGGAAAATGACAATCGTATGACACGCAACACACGCTACACTAATGGTAAAGAAATAATTACTTTTGTCAAAATAGATTTCATTGTCATCGGTGGTCGAAAGATTGACCACGTTTATTTTCGCAGGAAAGATAAAGTAGATTTGATTATGCCTTTGCTTGAATGGAATATTAAAGGTAAATTTGAATGGGCAATAATTAATTGAAATGATGCAAGAAGAATTAAAATCGAATTATCGTTATAGATTTAAAATAACCAGTAAGCAAAACGATTCTACTTTAGGCACTGGATTTTTTACAGTTAGCAAAAAGATGACAAAAGAAGAACAAATTATTTTTTTACATCAATACAATAATGGGCGTTACTTGGATAAAGAATCATTTATAACTATTGACATTGTTGAAGCTAACGAATAAATAAAACAATATGAATCTAAAACAGAAATACCGCAGCCCCGACAACAAGCAACTAAAGAAGATTGCAGACTACTTAATCTATGTGTTGCTGCCATTTATTCAGACATCTTTAGCACTCGCAGAAACGCAAGGATTAATCACTTTAAAGCAAGCCTTTTGGGGTGGATTGGCAGCTACGTTCTTATTGATTAATACTAAATTCTTAACCAAATTCACAACCGAAAAACCTACAAGAACTGCGGTTATTGATGGTGATGGGTGCTAAAATAAACAATATAAATAGTGAGGTGGCGGAATGGTAGACGCATGAATAAAGGTTAATAGTAAGGATAACGAGAGTAACCTCGAAAGACCCGTTAAGACTGCTCATAAGTTATCATACAAGTTCGAATCTTGTCCTCACTACTAAAAATAACAATATGAAAACACAACACCAACTTATCACATTTGCAGTCTTATGCTTACTGCTAATTATCGGTCTTAACAAATGCGCAAAAGACAAACCGAAAACCATTCCATTTGACTACAAAACAGAAGCGGAACTAATGAAAAAACAATTCGGCATTGAGCAGGCTATTCTACTAAATCAGTTAGAAGCAGTTAACCGAAGACTACAAACTGCGAATAATGCAAAAGACTCTATTAGAAAGCGTGAAATATCATTAACTAATACTAACATAGCTTTGCTTAAAAAACTGCGTCACACATTACCAAAAGAGTGTGACACAGTCTTTGTTTTATGTGATGAGATAATCAATGTAAAGGATTCAAGTTATGCAGCGTTATTTAATGCCTTTCAGTTGTGTGATTCGGTTTCAACTATTAAGGATAGTTTAATAGTTACTTACAAAGCGGAAAACCTAACGGATTCGTTACTATTAAAAGTAAGCAAGCAAGAAACCAAACAACAAAAGAGAGGTAAGATAGCTGCGTGGTGTGTTGGTGGGGCTATGTTTATTTTGTGGCTTGTTGTGGGATTGAAATAAATTACTATCTTTGCTTCGTTCAATGTTAGTTAGTTCATAGCCCTTGCAGAAATGTGAGGGCTTTGTTTTTTATATCAATAAATCACTATCTTTGCTAAAACTAACAACAATGGAAGCAACATTAAAATTTAATCTACCTGATGACAAAGGTGACTTTGAACTGGCAGTCAAAGCAAGTGCTATGTACTGTGTGCTTTGGGATTTCAAACAATTTATGCGTGATGAAATTAAGTACAATGGCAACCTAACCGACAAGGAGTATGAGCTTGCAGAAAGATTCCAAGAAAAATTCTTTGAGATATTGCAGGACAACGCTATATCGTTAGATTAACACCATAAATCCTATGCCACAAGTTACATCAGAATTCTACAAATACGATTCGATTGTAGCTGAAATGCTGCAGCAGGGTTTGGCTTGTGCGGAAATCGTTGCTAAGATATTAAACACAACTGCAACAAGAGAGCAAGATGCAAAGGTAAATTCATTTAGAAAGTATATTTTTAGGCATAAGAAAAGAATACTGGATGAACACGAGGGTATTTACCAAGCGACAAATAACTTGGATGTGCCGAATACCTCCACAAAGAATATGTGGATTAAAAATAAAGAAGCATCACTATTCGTTGTTAATCCAAATTATAAAAAGCCAGATGAGGTTAAGGTTGAAGACATAGATTTTAAGAAACTATTTGGCGAAATAAAACCATTTGAATACAAGAAAAATCCATCAGTTAACGAATGTTTATTCGATAGGTTAGTTTACACCGACACACACATTGCAATGATGATTTCAGACTACTCACTTTATGGTGGTGTGTGGAATGAGGATGAATTATTTAAAATGTGTGACAGAATGATTTCACACACGATTGCAAACAGAAAATCAAAAGTATTATACATAGATGAACTTGGTGATTTTCTTGATGGTTATGATGGTCAAACTGTTAGAAAAGGTCATCATTTGCCACAAAATATGGATAACCAAAAAGCGTTCGATGTTGGCTTAAGATTTAAAATAAAATTAGTGCAATCATTGATTCCATATTATGATAAAATAATATGCCACAATGTATGTGAGGACAACCACGCAGGAAGTTTTGGTTATATCGTTAATTCTGCATTTAAAACTGCCATTGAAATGATGCTGCCTAATGTTAGTGTTATTAATTTACGAAAGTTTATTGAATTTTACAAGGTCGGCAAGTACATTTTTGTTTTAAGTCACGGTAAGGATTCTGTCAGTTTAAAGTTTGGTTTCAAACCTAAATTAGATAAGATTCAAGAAAACAAGATAGATAATTACCTTGACAGAAATGGGCTAAAAGGAATCATTGAATTTAGTAAAGGTGACTCCCATCAATACCTATTTGATAATTCAACTGCACAAAGATTTAATTACTATAATTATCCTGCATTAAGTCCATCATCGGCTTGGGTGCAGATTAATTTTCAGCAAGGTATTAGCGGTTTTATAAGTTTCAACTATTACGAAGATAGAAAAGTTATCAATGAGTGTATAATAAATCACTCACTAACCACTAATTCGGCCGATAATGGATAATACATCATTCATTATTATGGATTGCATACACCCTATTTTTGATAAAGAATTCGACAAAGATTTGTTAGATTACATTGACATTCCGACCAACGAATACAATGATGAGGTGTTTGTGTTTGATGTTAAAGAGGTTAGGATTAAGTTTTTTTATAGCACTAAAACACTTATAAAAAAAGGTAAAAAAGAAACGATGGAAAATACTACTGTTATTGTGTTTACCGATGACAATGAGTTGTTAAGTAAATTAGAAATAACTGAATTTATTTTTATTTTTTTTAAGGATTACGCAGAAAAGTTAAAAGAATATTTTCCCGAAAACAAAGAGTAAATTATGAGCATTGCAGAAAGAGTAAACAACTACCCAACCAAGTATCAGTATGGTTTTATCAAAGCAGAAATAGAAGATTTATTGAAAGAATATCCTATTGATATGGATAGATTTAATCAGTCTATGATGGGTCACACTTGTATGTTGATAGATAATGAAACAATCTGGTATCATTGTGACATTATTAAGGCTATTAAGTATAGCATTAGGATGTATAAGTAAGTTTTATTTTTGTTCATCAATGATACCCAGCATCACCAACAAGGCTATAACACCGCCCTTAAATAATCTGCCTACATTCTTTGCGATTGCTCGGTATTGGTATAGCATTGCAATAAGGTAAAAAAACAAAACAAATAAAACTAATATCAATGGTTTGAGTGCTACAATTTCTTGATTACTCATTCTTATTTTTCTTGGCTACCCTATACGAAGCCCACATCGAAACTACTAATGCACCAAGTTTGGCAAAGTCATAAATAGTGTCATAGATGCCGACTAAATTCATATTACCAAACCAGTCCGAAGTCCATACCCCTGCTTGAATTATAACGCTTGTAATGATGACTAATATGCTATTGTCGGGATGGTGGGAATTTATCATAGTGGATAAGTTGGTAAAGTTGCTAAAAATTCTGCTGCAGTTTCTTCATTTGGATTCAAAGCTACATAATTAGCCACTAACTTGCAAGTAGTAATCCACCAATCAATAATACTTTGCGCCTCTGCACCAAATTCCACATCGTTTACCCACATTGATACCTCACCGATTGATAGATAGTTATTATCGGTTAATATTTCTTGCATCATTTCGTTATGATACTTGTTTGCAGGGCTATCGTAGATTAATTCTGTTTGGTCAACTATCCACGATTTGCGCCCATCGCCTTGTTGTTTGAATTTTATAGTCATAGTGTCATTTGTAAAGTTACTGCAGGAATCCATTGTGATGGGTTTGTTCCCCATGTTGGAGTTGTAAATCTTATAGTGTAATCCTTAGTGGTCACCAATGATATTGATAATCCACTAAACAATGTTTTTAAAGTTGTACTTGCTCCGAAATCAGATGTAAATGTGCCTATCAATGTTTCAGTTGCATCGGTTACGTTTCTAAGGTAAATAGACACCGTATCATTGCTGCCATTAGTTACTTGTTCCAATGACAATGATGCTGCGGTAACTGTGCAGTTTGCGGTTGGTTTGAAAGCCCTTCTTGCATCAGTTCCAGCTGGTGTGGCTGCAATAGTTCCAATATGATAATTCGTTGCATCGTTAACGGTTGTAATTACAAGTCCTATGCAAGTTAATGTTTGCGTGTTAGTACCACTTGGCGCAGCCACCCAACTTGGTGCAAGTGTTGTGCCATTGCTTTGTAAAATCTGCCCAGCAGTGCCATTGGCTAATCTTGTTGGCGCACCCGAACTACCACCATAGATAATGTCACCACCCGTTGTCATTGGGTTGGTAATCTTACCATTGATTTGCGTTTGAATAGCACTTGTTACACCACTTAAATAACCTAATTCCGTTGGTGTTGCTCCATTTATATTTTGAGCAGTTGTAATGTTTCCATTGGCACGATTAATAGCTATTGGGTTATCTATATGAGCTCCTGCATCATTATATCTTCTTAATTGAAAATCACCCCCACTATTTGCCCCACTTTCTATGCCATCAACACGTAATGCCCATCGTTGAAGATCATCAGTTCTAAAAGACAAAATTCTACTAACTCCATTATCTGCATCAATTTTTACTCGTGTAGTTGTAGCCCCCCCATCAATATGCAATTTTTCAGCACCAGCGGCAACACCTATTCCTATTGTGTCAGCAGTTAATGAATGAATTCCTAAATCTACATCGGCAGTTGCACCAGTATAAGGAACACCCGTAACATCACTTAACATTGCAAATGTTTGTGGGCTTGTTGCTTTGTTGGGTAAATGTGCAGTGTAAGCAGTAGTAACTAACGAAGCTTCAATAGTTACAGTTTCATCGCCCGTTGCTATGTCTATAACGCCATTATTTAATGTTGTTGCGTTTCCAGCACCATCGCTACTTTCTATTTTGTTTGTCGTTGTATCACCAGCAGTTGTTACTTGTTGCAATGTTGGTGTGCCACTAACTACTATGGGTGTAAATACATCAGTTGTTATATCATATGTTCCTTGCTCACCCGTTGTAATGTCTGTGCCTATTGAATATAAATTTATATTGCTTTCGGCAATAACTAACAATGTAATGGTATTACCAACCGCATCATTAATTCTGTAAAACTTTCCACCAACCGCTAAGTTAGCAGTTAAGTCACTAATTAAATCAGCTCTTGAAATCTCCTCATCGTAATAGCTTGAAAACATTTCATTGTTTGCATCCGTTGACACGTAGCCATTTGCTTGACTTGCATCCGATAATATATTTGGACTGCTATCGAGCAAATTTACAAACCTATCTTGCGCGTTTTGGCCCGTTATAAAGTTTATTAAATTGTTGTAGATATTACTTACAATATCTGTGAGCATATTCGCCCTATTCTTTTGTGCCATTATTAAGGTATATCAAATGATTCATCAAAACTATTGTCAAAACTTGCACCATACACCACTGATGGGGCGCAAACAAATACACCATCTGGAATGCTAAACTCCAATGGCATCTTATCGTGTATCCATTTGTAATTTAATACAAAGTTTACTTCATCCTTTAATGAATTTGCAACGGGATTACTTGCTATTAATGTGCCTGGTCTTTGTGATATTCGCATCAATGTTTCAGAGCAAAATGCTAAGTAAAAATTGCGGCTTCCCGTAATTGAATTGTAATGCGGTAAATTAGAAACGTAATCGGGGTCTTTGTAATTTACTTCAAAATTATAGGCAATCAATGTTTCATCACTCCAACCAAAGCCACGCCCAACGATAGGACTACCACCGTTATACTCGCCATGTGTCTGTGGCAACACGATTATCATTCCCGCAGTGATGCCCGTTTGCCAAATCAAAGTTGATTCGGGGTCAGTCATTAACTGTTGGTAAAATGTTTTGTGAATCAATGCTACCGAACGAACGCGAGCAAGCTCGATGCTTGTGCATTCACCGCTTCCGCTTAAGCCGCAAGCAAAATGACTTTCAATAGTATTACAATTAGATGGATAGAATGCCATTATTTTAAAGTATTAAAGGCGGCCACCTTACGGGGTGTTACCGCCAATGATTAAACTACGTAACAAGTAAACAAGTTAGATGGAATAGCGCTTTCCTCTGGGAAATTGTCAGATGTCCATTTAACTTCTACATCCCAAGTGCGCTCAACTTTTAAGTCGTTAGCGATTGGATTCTTTGGTACGATTGTGCAAGGCTCATCACTAATAGCAAGCACTGTTTCACTTCTAAAAGCTACGTGAAAATTACGTGAGCCCTTAACGCTATTGTAATGATTACGGTTGCCTACATAGTTAGGGTCTTTGAATGACAATAAGAAAGTGTAAGAATTTAAACTCTCCTCTGTATCGCCATAACCTTGGCCCATGTTAGGTGTTCCACCATCAAATTCGCCTTGTGTTTCAGGATATACAATGATTGCGCCTGATGCTATGCCCGCATTCCACAATGCTTCATCTTCGAAGTCAGTAGATAGTGTCGGGTAATAGCTTTTATTTATAAATGCAGTTCCTCTTACGCGCGATAACTCAACGCCACAAGTTCCACAAGTGTGGGCGGTAATGTTTTCATCACAACCCGATGGATAATATGCCATGATTATTTGTTTTTAGCATTCACAGATGACCGTACAGCCTCTGCGATATGTTTGTTTGATTTCGTATCGAACTGCTAACAGTCCATGGTTAAGACCGACTCTCACATCGGGGATTGAACATTCCTCGCGAAACACTAAAGTTGAATTCATTTCGGTTTCCGTTAACTCGAATGTGCAATCAAATACGTTAATGCTCTCACACACTAATTTACTTAATACACTTGGAATAGCCGAAACAAATATATCCTTAATTGTTTGCGATGTTAATGTTTTATTTGCATAAATGACAAGTGTAACGGGTGTTGTTTCCTCCACCTTATCCATCTTGTCACCAAAATTATTTTCAATTACTGTTAGTCGTGATGACTCGCTGCGATGATACCAACTTATTGCATATTGATCTTGCAATAAACAGTTAGTTACTTCGCCATTAATGTTGATGCCAGGATAACGTTTCTCGCCATCGTAATAAAACTCAGCAAGCCCAAACGCCTTGTTAGGTGTTAATGGTAACGCTGCGATAATAGCGTTGTCAATTTCGGTTATTACTTGCTTAAGATTCATTTGTTCATAATTAATAAAGCGGTTTCTTGCGCAACGATTTGAGTCATCTCGCGCTCACGTTCTGTTAACTGCCAAATGTCGCCATACTTTTCAGTTAAGTGACCGATTATCTCTTCGTTTGCGGGCGATGTGTTGCCTATTGTATAACCTTTCTCTGTGGCCTTTAATGTATAGCCATTTTCAAGTTGGCGCGTTAATGATATGATTACCTTAGTGCTTGTGCCTCTATTGTTTTGCTCACGAATCTTTAAATAACTATTGCTATAAGTTCCGATTGCTGCACCGCTTGAATTCTTTCCCTCTACGTGTATTCTATAACGCAATTCAGGCTCTATTGCAACTGCCGCAGCCCTTGAAACCGTTTCGGGGTTTCCAAGTTCGCGGAATTTAGCAAGTATATTGCCAATCACAAATGGTATGTTTGAGGTTATGTCCATTAAGGTAGTTGTGTAAACACTTGTACTTGACTATTGCATTCTAAACATGCATCACATTCTAATTTGATGCCGCCTAAAGCATTTTTAATTGCCTCCTCATAACGTGTAGTGTAAAGTGCTAACAACTCGTTAGCCTCCTCACGTTTAACGGTTGTATAGAAGTTAGTTCTTTCCGAATATAAACGCTCGGTCATAAACTCGATGCCTAATGCATACCAATACGCCTCAGCAAACAGCATTCTATTTGAACAAACCGCAGAATCATAACTGCATCCAAGCGTTAATAGTACTTGTAATGAGTCAGCAATTGTGTTGTATGATAGTGTTCCGTTTGCGCTTGAATTTGATGACACAAAGCCATTAATTTGGCCGCATGTTCCGCAATCATAATAGGCGCTAAAACAACTTGCAAAAAACGTATCTGAATCGGTAGTTGAATAAGTAACACCGTTAATGTTTGTGTCTAAAAATCCGATGGCTAAAATAGCGCAATCGAATTGTTTTAGTATAGAGAATTCGTTCCATCCATTAACCATATTAGCTACGGTTAAGGTCTTAGTGAATAGTACTTCCTTAGATAAATAATTAAAAAACTTTACATCAATTGTCGTTGCAGTTGTGGTGCTTGACTTGTAAAATCTTATTTTGTCAACCATTGTTGTTTGCAATGGAGATATTTTCCAATTGTCAACAAGTGTGTAAGCCGAATTTATAACGATGCCCTTGAATAAATCGTTACTTGTTGAGGGTAATTCATCATCTCCAAACACATCAACTGTCCTACGCACTCTTTTAATATCGTAACGGGTTGACATATACGATATGATTTGATTTTTCATTCGCGCCTCAGCACGTTCATTGATAGCATTCCATACGCCAATGTAGTTTTGTTGCTCACTATTGGCAACTTGCTCAAATGATTTTAATGAAATGCCTGGCAGGCTGTTTAAAGAATAAACAGCCTGCGGCACCTCTGTAATTGAGCAACCGTTTAACTTTACGATTCCGTCAAAACAACTCATTTATTAAGAGTTAGTTGCGGTGTAACGTAAACTTCCATTGTTGCCAGTTAATCTGTCAGATGCTAAGTAAGCATCACTTGGCACTTGCCATAATGCAAATCTCTTAGACATAATCAAAGAATATCCTGCTCCAAGTGTTGCAGATTCGTAACCAACTGTGGTTTCAGTAGGGCAGTCAATCTCTCTTAATTGAAAATCGATGTTTAACATACCTAATGTTCCCTCACTTCCTGGCATTTCAAATGGCATTGCCATGTTCCAAAAAGTAGATAAACCAAGTTGTTGAGCTCTGAATCCTTTGTATCTGTCTAATTCAACAATACCAAAAGTTCCAGGCATCAATACTGCAAACTGATTTGACCCCCAAGATGTACCTGAATAGATATCGTGATAGTAATCAATGTTACTTGCAGCAGCCGCGTTGTTTAACGTAGCATATTGAGTCATTGCAGGATTTAAAGATTGAACGTAAGCAGAATCAACTAAACCACTTCCAACAACGATTGGTCTACCTTGACCCTCATTGCTTCTGTAATCAGTTAATACTTTTGTCCAACCCTCAGAGAAGTTGTTTACAGTAGAGTCATCATTGAAGTTAACGGTAACCGCAGTGTTTGCGCCCGTAACGACATTCTTACCCCATGTAACTTGACCTAACAATGTTTGGTCAATTTTACCAACAAAACCATTCATAGCAGCCATTAAGCCTGCTAAGTGCTCTTGCATAAATGGAGTTGGTGCACCACCTATTGATACAGTTGCAGAAGCCTCATCGCAGTAACGTGCGATAGTTGCTTGGTCAAAATGTAATCCGAATTTTACGATTGAAGTTGTATCAATAGTAATTTCATCATACGCTTGTACTAAGTCAATATCACAGTTGTCAGCGGTTGACATTTGTGCAGGTGTTGTACGTTGGTAGTATTTCAATCTTAAATCTTTAATGTGACCCGCAGTGTTTGCAAGTTGTAAAGAGTCAGCGATTGGTGTCGCGTTTGCGCCTTTTTCTAAGGCTGCGCGTAAAAATCCCGTAGGAGTAATTTTATGTTCTGGTGCGTTTTGTCCAATTATGAATTTCATATGTTGGAGCATCGCGGGGCAATAACCTAATGCCATGATATTTTATGTATTTATTTCTGCCCGAAACCTTGCAATGCGATGTCTAAGTCGCTTAAAGCGTTGGCTGCCGCGGCAGATGGTTTAGATGAGCTTTGTTGGCTCTGTGTCGACTTTGGTGGCATACCGCCTCCATTGTCAGATACTTTCAAAAACTTGTTGTCGGCCAAGGCCATATCTGTGAGAGTGTCAAGGTCGAGTTCCTTTCCGTTGTCAAAGATAAGCATTTTATCATCATCTTTTGCAACTAATTTTAACTTGCCATCAATTTTTTTTATTGCCGCACTTTTTTCAGCAAGTTTCTTATTCAAAAACTCACGTGCAATCTTAGATTCAACATCTAAACCAAACTGACCTGGCAACTTCTTAGATGATATTATGCGGTTAATTTCCATTTCTGTAAACTCGCCATCATACTTTGCAACAATAGCATCAATAGCACTTTGCTTTTCAAATGCGGCATCAGTTGCGGCCTTAGAAAGTTGTGCGCTTAGTTCGTTAATCTTACGTTCTAACTCTGCCTTGTCACCTTTGCCATCGATTTGCTTTGATTTCAATTCAGCAATCTTTTTAATTGCAACCTCAACTTTGTTATACGTGTTTGGGTCATCGGTAATCAGTTTGATAGTATCATCATCGGCGCCATTGTCTTTTAGCCACGTTGATACTTTATTGTTAAACGGATCTAATGCCTCGGCTTTAAAATGTTTCTTAATGTCGATGTTATTCTTAGCCTCATTTGCACTCATAAGAGTTGTCAATGATTGGTCAACCTCATCAGGTATCTCAGCAACCAGTTCTTTAATGCCTATAAGTTGTCTGTATGTTTCAGAGTTTAAATCGAAACCCGCTTTGGTAAGTAATTTTTTAATTGTATCAGCTAATATTGCCATTTTGTTTGTGTTTTAAATTATAATTAACGTGCACCGCCGCATCCTTTGCAGCCGCCTTTGGGTTTAGTTTGCTTTGCCATTATTTCTTTGGTTTAGTTGTTTCGTTTTTAGATTCTAACATCTCCATTAATTTAGCATTTTGCGCAATAAGCATCTCCATGATGTTTGTGTTTGCTGCATTTGGTTGCCCTTTGCGTGTCGGTGGGTAAAGAATAGCGTGTGCTTCGGCAACACCTAACTCTGCCGCTTGCTCGGTTGTCAATTCAACTTCCTCAACTTTGTACTTCTCGCGTTTTTCATTGCTTAGTGAACGCTTATAAGTTTCGTGAAATTGTTTGTTTGTGCGGTTAAGAGGAAAGTAATTAACTTCATTTCGCACGTTGGTAATCTTTAATAGTTTAAATAGTGTCGGATTTGTTTCCATTTTATTATTGGGTTTAATTATTTATTTGCAAATGTAGCAATTATATTCTTAGGTACAAGCGAAGCGGGTATCGGATATGCTTGATGACCGCAGTTATAACCACCGCGATAAGTTTGAAAATTACTTGGGTTAGTATCCTCAATCATTCCTTGCGGTAAGTCAGTGCGTGGATTGATTTGTCCTTTCATTTCTTTAAATTCTGCAAAGTTACCTTTGATAATCTTTGGCAGTTCGCTTCTATGATAGTATTGCTTTTGCGTTAATGCCTTGCAAAACGTTCGTGTTGTCTTTATATTACTGCCCACATAGCGAAACCAATCCCAACCCAAATCCGCGCTTATAGCTTGGTTAACGGTTGCGTTGTATTGATTAATCGAATCAGTTGCAATTAATTTAGTGTATCTAACTAACGCGCCATCAATTGTTGGTGTGCCATTGATGTAGTTGTTTAGTTCCTTTGATAGCTTAGAGTAACTTCCACCCGTAGTTACATAGGTGTTAATCATTTCGCGCACTGGCGTGATGAGGTTTTGATTTAATCCCGATTCTGTTAATCCCTCCAACGTAACCGATATTGATTGTTGCCTTATTGCCTCAACTACTTTAGGCGGTTTGAATTTCTTTTCAAGTGCTTTGTAGTAAGAAAAGTTTAGTGCGTTTACCTTATCGTAAAGCTTCGCAAACTTGGTTACACTTTCGCCATAGTCAGAGTCATCTAAAATGATTGTTTCCAAATCACTCTTAAGACTCGATAGCAGTTTGATATTCTTAACTGAATTCGTTATCGTATCGCCTTGAACACCTAACTCGCGTTGGAATTGTAACAGCCTACGATAGATTTGCTCTTGGATTTTTGGCATCGCCTCATTCCAAGTAATCAAACCATTATCAATGGCGTTTAATGTTGCTTGTATTTCTTTATTCGCTTGCGCCATTATCTACAATAGTAGCACCAAATATCTGATTAAACAATATGTCCTTAGTGTTTATTTCTTTCAATTTCTCAACTGCAAATCCATTCAATACCGCTTGTTGTTTTGACTTATCTAAGCGGTTAAATTCAGCATTCTCAGCGTATGCACGTTGCACAAAGTCTTGAATGTATGTGCTTATAACCGCATCGGTTTTAGATAGCATTTTATTGCTTACCAACAACGCTTTTTCCTCTTGCGTTTTACCACTCGCGGGGTCAAGATTGAATGCATCACGTAACATATCTTGCATTGCAATGTCATTCGGAAAACGCTTAACGATATATTCCAACTCTTGCGCACTTAACACCGCATCGTTTAGACCGCTATCTTTAGCCGCTTTAATCTCTTCTAATATTAGTTGACTGCCTAAGATATCAAACTGATTAGGCACAACGCAAACGGGCACCATTGACTTAATGGTTTCAACATCGTAAATCTCTTTATATCTCCACATCGCACATAACTCCGCAATGTTTGTCATTATAGTTCCTATATCAACTGCAACACCATAAAAAGTGTTGTTTGTTTCATCGCGGTCGTATGCCTTTGCAACACCACTTTGTGCAGCTGGTTGTGCCTCTAAAAACTGCATATTGATGGCAGCTAACGAACGATAACGCATTTCGTTTATGCGTTTGTCCTGCAACTCTGCAATCTCGGTTTGCTTTTGAATGTAGCCCATCGGTGGAGTCGGTGCAGGCACTTCTCCCATCGTTGTTTTTGCAGGTCTTACACGTATAGTTTCGTATGGCGATGTCGGTATCTGCCCATCTTTACACTTGCTATTAGTACATGGCACACGCTCTTGCTCTTTGGTAAAGGTAAACCCTTGACCGTTGCAACTTTTACATTGCTCATCTTGGTAAATCCAAACCGTTGAATGGATGTGTTGCGTTATCTCAGCACGCAAATCACTAAACTCAACCGTTGCCACGTTAAGCCATGGTAACATTGCCTTTAATCTACTTTGATATTCGCGGCCCAACTCCTCCTCCTCTTCTACAACACCACCAATTGTAAAGCCAGGGAATACACCAAGGCCATGCAATGTTTCCTCAACTAAATCAAACCCGTTGCCTTTCTTTTTCTTGCGCCACTTGGACCAACTAATCTTATCAATTGAATAATATACATTGCCATTGTCATCATCTTTGTAAACTATGCTATTGCCCTCGTAATGGTAAACAATACTGCTTGAATTAATTACGTAAGGTTTTGGCTTCTTGTATTCAGTTGGCTCAGCTTGTTCCGCCCACACAATAATAACACCGTTAGCATCGATTGTATATTGTTTTAACCCAACTTGAAAAGCCCAATTTATTAATGATTTGGAAGCGGTAAAGTTTTTTGTAAGGTATGTTTTTAAATCCTCATCTTTAGCAATTCGTGGATATTGCGTGTCGGGAAACTTTAAAAAGAATCCATCCGCACGTTGTATTTTATTTAGTGCATTTAAAACGCGATCATAAACTTCGCTAAACACCGCCTCATAAGTTTTCTTGCGATATTCCTTAACGATAATGTGTTCGTTAGGTCTTACCTCATCGATTAATTTACGCGGATATTCTCCATCGGAATAGTACTGGAAGTTAACATATTCCTCATCTTCTATATGTGGATTACGTGCGACATCGGCAACGATATCGGCATCAATAATAATGTATTTGTTTTCGGTTTCCATTTAATAAGTATGGCGTTCTGGAGCCCATCTTCTTTTAGGCTGTTGTAAAAATTTATATCGCATATTCATTCTTAATGCATGAATTTGCACAAGGTTGTTATATATTGTTAATTGCACTTCACTTATTCTGTTACCTCCAATAGATACACCACAATAATCATCTGTTAAATCCTTTAAGCGCATTGTTTTAGTTGAATCCATTGGCCAAAAAGTAGGGTGATACATTTCTTGATGGCAGTCAACACCTAACTGGCACATTGCAATCCATAAGGGCAACTCATCGGGTATGCATCCCGCAAACTCAATGTTTTTTACACGTATGTTTTCAAAGTTTTCTACCCACTTTGCAAACAATGGATGTCCTTTTTTCCACCATATAAACTCGCTATGCACATTCCAAATCTTTTCAGTTGTGAATCCAAACGCCTCTTTTACTTCTAATAAGTTAGCCCATTGCTTTGAATCGGCAGTAATCTCATCACTATCATAGTTTTTAAACCCGCTATTCTTTACCGCAAAATCAATGCCCTTTAGTGATTCGATTACCTCGTTTATTTTATGGTTGTTAATCATTATCACATCGGCATCAATAAATAACGTATAGTCATAAGGCGTTAACTCATCCATGTGCGCCTTTGCTTTGATGTAACACGTTTCGTTGTCCTTTAACGTGTAACAATGTGGCGGGATTTCTTTTATATCGGTAAACAAAGCTTTATAATCCTCATCTAAACGCGTGATAGTATCGGCTTGCGTTACTAATGTTATAGGTAAGTCACAACCGTTTGCACGCAATGACATCGCAAGGTTTGCAGCCATGCACCCATAGTTTTTATGGCCGATTCCGATTAAGAGTATTCCAGTTGTCATTCGCAGTTAGAATTAAAGTTGTTAAATGGCGTTTCAAAGATAGTAAAATCTGAGCTCCAAATGTTTACGTTCTGCATTATTTCGGGATAATTATTGTTATACTCATCCTCAAATCGTGCTTGTATTTGAGTTGTAAAGTTTTCGGGTGTGAAGTAAATGCCATCGTGATTCAATGCAATTACTAAGTTTTGATGCACTTCCTCTGGCACCTCATCGACATAACCTTTATAACGCTTTGCCAATCGTGCCGATAATAGTTGGCGGCTTCCATCAGGTCGAACGTAAACAGTTTTGTCGCTGCTAATGTTTGGCTCTTTAAAGTATAATGGTAAACGGATAAAATTATAAGTTAATGATATAAATGGAAACGTGCCAAACGCTCTGTAAACAAACCCAAACGCATTAGATGTGTTTATGTATTGAAGTTTAGTTGTCAAACATTTATCGTTAACTTTTTTAAAGCATTGATTAGATACAAAATATGCTAAATCAATACTGCCACCCGTAAGCATACCTATTTGAAAACAATCGCCCTCACTTATTCCATTAGTTAAATCACTCCCCAAAAAGTTAATATAAATATTATAAATCGGTATTGAGCCTCCATAAATGCCATTAGCCACAACTGAAATGCTATACCCAGTTAAGGTTATTCCCGTTCCTGATGCGGGTATTAATTGAACATCTATATTGGCAGAAGTCAATACTTCGCTTGATGCAATGTTTACTTGAAAAGCTAAATCTTTTTCATCATAAATCGGTAAGCAAAAATCTTTTTGAATCCCGCACTCTGTATCAGTTACATACTCGGGTATGCCTAAGTCATTCGCCAAGTTGTAAAAGGTTACAAAGCTATTAGGTATGTTTAATATTGCTGCCATTATCTTCTTATTAAAAGTTTAAATTCTGCTAATCCCTCGTTCGGATCGTGATTGATTTCAACAATGTTACCAATGTAGTAAGTGTCTGAGCATCTAAATCTAATCGCACCATAAGGATTTACTTTAACATCTTCAAAGTCTGCCATCGAAAATGGTGCGGTAAAGGTTACATATTCAGTCTTCCAAATCGGTGTTTCATAATATACATCGCCCATTATTGCGGTGCTTATCGTTGCGTTTTCGGTTATAGGTTGATTTTCTATTTGACAAGTTGCGGTCATTTCACCCGTTGCAATGTAATTACCAGTGCCACTTGTAAATATTTGCGATTCATTTGTTGCTATGGGTGTGGCTGCGGCAATCGATTTAAACCACCTCAACAAGTTGCGCACTGGTGTCAACACGTAGTTCATTCGTGTTGCAGGCGAATAGATGTTTGCAGCTCCATTGTCAATGCCTCTTATTGCAAATAAAAAACCATCAATAGTTTCTGAATTAATAATAAACAAGTCATCATCATAACGCCAGTCACTTGTTCCCGTTTCGGCTTGATTTTTTCTACGTGTTACCTCAATCGTATATCCTGCACTTATGATGTCTGCCATTAGGTCTAACTCGGTTGGGTTTGAGTCGATGTTTCTGCGATATTGTCGCTCTGTATTCATTTCATCAAGCCCGTTAAACTCTTCGGCTTCCCATTTGTTATAGCCAACCATTATCGTTCCGTAAATCAAATCTTTTGCAGTTGTGAATATAGCTTTGTCAACCAACCCGACATCAACAACTATTGTTGACTTATAAAAGTGCTCAATACGTGCAATCTTTAATTCGGTTTCGTTATTATCAAACCCCCACCCGATGTTAAATATTTTCCTGCATTGCTCAAATAAATATTCGTATGATGTAAATAATTTTGGAACACTTGGCTCGGTTACATCACGTAAAAATGAGCCCTTAGTTATTGAATATCTATCTAAGCAATCTCTTAACTCAGCCTCAACCTCCAACAATGGACAATCTGTGTCCATGTATGCAGTCGGTAAGAACTCTAACAAGTCAGGCAATGGAACTGAACGCGTAACTGATGGTGGATTGGTGCTATTGGCTTCCATATTGAAATAGTTAACACCACCACCATCATAATCGACACTTACATCAAATGTATCAAGACCTGAAGTTGTTGTTTTTACAATATCAATGTTAAAATAATAACTTATTTGCTGCAAAACAAACGATGGGTTTGTAACTGTCCCTGAAAATGTTACATCAAAAGATACAACTAATGGTGTATTTGCAGCTATTGAGCCTGTTGCAATGTATGTGCTTCCTAAGATTGTAAAAAGTTCAAAGTTTGATGCTTTTTCTGCAAAAAGATAAAGGTCAAAGTCTGCATCGTAACTACAAGTTATTGTCATTGTTCCTTTGCATCGCCATGTAACATCTATTGTAGTAACAATATTTTCAGATGTTGTTGCTTCGTAAAACGATAAATTTTGATAACCTAAATACTGACTAGGGGCCATTGGCCAAACTATTATATTAGATTGTGCATTGTTAATATAAACAAGTGATGGAGATACATTTGAAATGTTGCTATCTCCAAACTCCATTATCGGATTATTAGGCAAATAAACTGGAAAGTAGTAGTATCTATTAGCAGGAGATATACCAATATTGTCATCGTGATGTCCACTCCAATTTGCACCATCCTTATTGTTTGCGGTGTTTTGCAAAAATATATCTTGCCCCTCAATGTTTAAAGTAGTATAACTCATAGGGCTTATCGCTTGCCCATCAAAGTTAGTTGTTGCCTCAATGTCAACATCTTGACCCATTCTACTCATAAACACATCGGTGCACTTCGATGCGGTAACGCTTAACTTAATAAAGCAATAGTCAGCACATTGTCTTTCGAATGTATTGAAGTCAAATGCACCAATAAAGTAGTTTGTATATCCATCGCCCTCTGCACATTCGTAATCTATTTGCACCTGGTATTGACCGTTAGCGCCATTGGTTTGATACTCGGTATAAAGCAAATCGTAAGCTTCACCAACCCATTCAAATGAATCAGTTGAGATGTTTATATTGATGCCATGATGCACAATGTTACGCGTTAAGTTGCCACCAATACCATTCCACCCAACTGGCGATTCAACAACGGTTGAAACACTTGAACTGTCTATTAATGTGAACTTCCAATTCATGCCTTATATCTCATTTTTTTGTTTCTAAATTCAACGCGGCTATTTTCTTTTAATAAAAAAGTTGTTAATCCTTGCTCATCAATATTGACATTCAAGTTTGATTTGTGCTTGGCCATAATCCGATCTAACTTATCGTAGTTAATGCCATCACTACTCGCACTTTGTTTGGTTTGAAATTGTGCCGCAAGGTCGAATGTTCCATTAGCTAATGCAGTTAATATATTGTTTGCGAATGTAGGCTCAACTTCGCCACTATTAAGCACCTTTAACGATGGCAAATAGTCGGAAGTTGATTGTCTATTGATTACGTATTCGCCTCGCTCAGCTTCAATCAATGTGCCTCCGCTTGAATGCAATTGACCGCCTACCATACCACCATCGGCAAACTTTGGAGGTTGGGTATTAGAAATAACTGCCACTTGTGCAGCAGTTGATATAGTCGCGGCCGCCAAAGATGCTATGGTTGCAGGATTTAATGGGCCTCCTGGAACTGTTGCAAGTATATTTGTAATTGCTAAAGCTCCATTGATTATTGCTTGTGCTATTGATGCTTGCTTTTGTGCCTCCCACGCGCGTGTTTTGATTTCGGCTTCTTGTTGTGCGTATCTTTCCTCAATCTGTAAGCGTTGTGCATCAGTTAGATTCTTGTTTGCCAACTCGGCATCTTTACGCATGCTAAGTGTTTCTAATATCGATGCCGTTTCGGCATCTCTATTTTGTTGGTTGATAGTAAAGATAGTGTCGGAGATAACTTGCGCTTGGTCTATGGCAAATTGAGTGTACATTTTAGCGTTTTCTTTTCGCTTTTCTAATAACCGAGCATTATATTCATCCTCGGTTTGAAAGTATTTTTCCCACCAATCTAAATTAGCTTCTAACTTTACCTCATTGGCTTCATTAAATGCTTCTATATCTGTTTCTGTGCGCTTATTAAATGACTCTTCGTAAGCACGTTGTTGGTCATTAAGTGTTGCAATTTCTAATTTCTTTTCATTTGCAGTTAATGAATCATCAAGTCTAACTTGGTCTTGCTTTAGTTTTGTTATTGCAGCATAATAAGCCATCTTAGCATCAATATCGTTTGTTTTACGCATCAATAATTCATTTGCTGCTATCTCATCACGTATTTGTCTAAGTTGCGCTTGTAATGCTTTATCGTTAGCAATCTTTTTATCTTGTACTAACTTTTCTTGATGGGCTTTTGCTGCATCGGCTTCTTGCTTTGCAAACTTATCTCTAATTTTTTGTTCGTTAAAAAGAAATAACTCATTCTCAACTTCATAAGCTTTATGATATGCGGTTTGTGACAATTCACCATTTCTAAATTTCTTAATTAATTCATTTATCTCAGTGTCATGCGCTTGCTTATTCATTAACAACTCTTTGTCTAAGCCATCTTTAAGCATTTGTAATCTTTTATCTCGAGCTTTTAAATATGCTTCTGCATCTCCAGATAAAGCCCTATCCATATTTTTAGCACTTTCACTCGTATCATCCATTGTGCTAACTAAATATACCAATCCTGCAATTAAAACGCTTATGCCAGCAGTTGCCATTGCCATTGATGCTGAAATAGTCACACCTAAAATTCGACTACTAACCGCAGCCGCCTTTTGCGCCCCATCCAACACCATTGTTCTCAATGCGCCCTCAGTTGTGGCTATGTTCGCTAACTCTTGAACACCTTGCAACAATGCCATCGCACCTTGGGCTTGCGCTAATGTTTTAGTTAACTTCTCGTTCTCGCTTCCAAATAACGAAGCAGCACCCGCAGCAACCGAAGCCGCTGCTGCTATTCCTCTAAATGCAGTAACAACCGCATCTATTCTCTTTGTGTCGCTTGCTAATGCCTTAACCTTATCGTTAACATCGCCAATCGTATCGGTTAACTCTGCGGCGCGTTTTGTAGCTTCTCTTAATTCCTTTTCCCCTAATGACCCACTACTAATCTGCGCCTTTAATTCTTTCAACTCTTGCTTCATTGATTTAAAGCCACCACCCGCTTGCTTAGTTTCTTTCGTTACCTCAGCCAAATGGTCAGCAAATCCCTCCATTACACCCGCTTGAATTTCAGCCATAAGCCCATCTACTTCACTGGACAACTTGCCCATTTCGGTTGTGGATTTATTTAAGTTTTGGATAAATTCCTTTTGCTCATTGTTTACTTGTGCAAACGCGGCCGCATCATCTTTGCTTATCTTACCAAGTAATTCAAGTTGCTTTATAGCAGGCTCAAGTCCTGATGTGTCTGCAACGAATTTAATTATTACGTTTTCCAACTGCCATTACTTTTTAGGCTGTTTAGGTTGTGGCTTCTTTGCCTCATTAGCAAAGAAAAAGAAATCCCACAAATTTAGTAAATTAATTTGATAATTCGCGGGTAAATATTTTAATACGGTAATCTTTAATCTTTCTCGGCTTGCAATTCCATCCCTAATGTCTGTAACGAAAGAATATCCCGTTGAATCTGTTCGACTTTTTCCACTATCGCCAAATACGTCAGGGAAGTGTCGCCTGACTTCGCTAAAAACGGAATTAATTTCTTTATTGGCATTGACAAAAAAAAACTATCTCCCGCGTTTTCTTTCCAGTTCTTAATCTTTTTTTCGTTAGCCTTAAAGTCATAACGTGTCAATGGCTCACTTTTATCCACAAACGCAACCGAAGCAACCTTGTAGATAATATCCTTGCTTATAATGAAGTTACAACGCTCCTCGAATCGCATCTGCAGTTTAATGATTTCGTTGAGGTTTATTTTCTTTGGATCACTTAACAACTTGCTCATTGCTGCGTTGTAATTTTTTATGTAATCGTTTGTAACTCCATTCTGCATTTCTTGATAAAATGTCAGAGCTTCTAACCCACGCTCATAAGGTAGGTTATTTTTATCGACAAACTCAAAGTAGTCAACGCCTCCACATTTAAACGCAAATTCAAGCGGGAATTCAGATTTATAAGTTGGTGGTAAGTTCTTGAATAGGTTTCGGAAGTTCATTGTTGTGTGTGTATTGTTTAGTTCTTAGATTAATTATTACTTTATTGTCTACTTTATTATACGTGCGCTTCTTTGCGCTGCCTCCACACCCGCATGTTTGACCAGTGTAAGTGTAGCCAAGTGATAGCAGAAACTTATGTGCATCTTCAATCTCCATGGTAATACATTTTAGATGTTAACGCGTTAAGGCCACATAGAATCAACAAGTAAGGTATCAAGTGCAAGTCGGTTACAAAATATAACCAACCTATTAAACCCCAAACAGATGCCATACAAGGCGGGCAATCGAACAATGGTTTACTCCAATAGTCACCAACATAAAGGCGAATATAGTTTGCTATTTGTTCTAATAACATACCCTCACGCGTTAGGCAATGAACACCTAAACACGCTAAGCTATTCAGGACAAGGACAAGGGATAATGGCAATAGTATCATCTTCAGTTATGTTTATGAAGTTAAGTGTAATCGATGAATAAACTGTCCCACAAATGTCAAAGGTTGTAACATCGCAGCCATTTAGTATTTCAACCTTTACGATGCCAGTGCCGATGTTCCAGAATCCGTTGTTGTTCATTTCAATGACTGCATCGTATAGGCCACTTGTTACATCTTTTTTAAGCACCCATCCATTTGAATAGGTAAACTTAATAACGTAGTTAGTATCGTTTGTAAATGTAGGCGAACTGAATTCTAATACCTCAGCGCAGCCGCTAATGTCTTGGGTGTAGCTTGTTAGGCAGTTAAGTATTGGCATGGTTTTAATTATAATTCATTAATTCTGTATTCAATAAATCAAAGTCAAAGGTAATATATTTTGTTTTA